ATAATGCCGAGTTTTGACAGCGATGGAGATGATGGAGCATGACGGAGACACGAGGCAGGCCTGCCAAGCAGCGCCAGCGCATCCTAGAGCGCGCTCAAGACATGCGAGCAACCGATGGCAGGGTGAACAAGTCACGCATTGCTAGGGAGCTTCACATCCCGCTGCGGACGGTGTTCCGTGTATTACCGAGGCTGTCGATTTAATTTCGTGGGCCTATTTATGTCATATGCACAAGGCTTTTGAATGCGTGTAAATGGCTTGGCGCATGGCAACGCGCAAGAACCTCTCACACGATCAGCGGACGCGGGAGAAAATCCGCACCAGTCAGCTTGTCAACCGTTTGGAAAAAAGCGCTTTTGGCGAAGTGGAATTGACCACGGGCCAGATCAAGTCAATTGAAATACTGCTCAAAAAGGCGCTACCCGACCTTTCGGCCATCACACTTAGCGGAACTGGTGACGATGGCGCGTTAGCGGTTCAGCAAATCACCCGCCGCGTGATCGACAGCGCGCATGACTGAACTGGTCATTGAAACCCCACGCTGGGCAGTCCCGCTGCTAGAAGCTTCGCGCTACAAGGGCGTTCACGGCGGGCGTGGATCGGGCAAGTCGCACGAGCGCGCAGAAGCGTTGATCGAACGCTGCATCATGGAGCGGACCAACGCAGTTTGCCTGCGTGAAATTCAAAAGAGCCTTGCGCAATCGGTCAAAAAGCTGCTTGAACTGAAAATTCAGGCGATGGGTGTGGGCCACCTGTTTGAGGTCCAACTTAACCAGATCAAGTGCCCGCATGGCGGCTTGATTATTTTTCAGGGCCTTCAAAATCACACAGCCGACAGCATCAAGTCGCTTGAAGGTTATGACATCGCATGGGTCGAGGAAGCGCAGTCGCTATCGCAGCGCAGCCTTGACTTGCTCCGTCCGACAATCCGTAAGCCCGGCAGTGAACTGTGGTTCACATGGAACCCGTCGCAATCCACCGATCCGGTAGACGCGCTGCTACGTGGCGAGAACCCGCCGCCTGACGCCATCGTTGTCCAGGCGAACTACCGCGACAACCCATGGCTCCCTGACGTTCTCAAGGGCGAACTGGAATACGACCGTAGCCGCGACCCGGACAAGTTCGCGCACATCTGGCTGGGTGAGTATCAGCGCAACAGCGAGGCCCGTGTGTTTCGTAACTGGCGCGTGGAGGACTTTGAGACACCGGCAGGCGTCACGTTCCGCATGGGCGCGGACTTTGGGTTCAGCATTGATCCCAGCGTGCTGGTGCGGTGCTGGATCGACGGGCACAACCTCTACATTGACCATGAGGCGTGGCAGATCGGGACCGAGATCAATCATCTGCCCGCGCTGTTCCTATCCGTGCCGGAATCGGAACGCTGGCCGCTGACGGCAGATAGCGCCCGGCCCGAGACGATCAGCTATCTGCGCAACCACGGCTTTCCGAAGATACTGGCGGCGGTCAAGGGCGCGCGGTCGGTGGAGGAAGGTGTCGAGTTCCTAAAGAGCTTCGACATCATCGTTCACCCGCGCTGCCAGCATGTGATCGACGAACTGACGCTGTACAGCTTCGAGGTTGATCCGCTGACAGAGCAAGTCCTGCCCAAGCTGGCCGACAAGAACAACCACTGCATCGACGCGCTCCGGTACGCCTGCGAGGGTGCACGGCGTGCCATGGCAACCAAGGTAGTGCGCAAGGTTCGCCCGCCGCTGCAAGTGCGGAGTTGGGCAGCATGATGCATCTTGACCGCACCGCATTTGTGATCGGCAACAGCCATGGCTTGTCCCTGGCGCTGTCTGTGGACGGTGCGCGCGTGGGCTCGGCTGAATTGATGCTGCCCGCCGATGATGACGCGGTGAACGCCGCAATCGACACGCTGGTGTCTCAGGCATCACGCCACGGTGTCCAGATACGCGGCAACAAGCGGACTGCGCTGTTCCACCAAATTGAAATGGGAGCGGTGACGTGACGCACGCGTTGCACCTGACAATTCAGCGCGGCCCTGAAAGCGGGCTCGTTCGCGTCGGCCTGCGAATGCCTGAAATGGAAGCGGGCAAGGTATGGGATTGCAGCGTTGACGTTCCCGAAGGCACGACCATCGGTGATGCTGTGGACCAGCTTATCCGGGCGCATCACCGAGAGGTGCTGGCATGATCCCCGGCATCCGCGAACACGGCTATGCAAGCCTCAAGGTCAACGTTGCCAAGGCGCTGCCGATCCACATGCGCAAACAGGTCTATGAGATCAGCAGTGTTCGCACCGAGCCTGAGTATCGCGGGCAAGGCTGGGCATCGGAATTGATGTTCAGCACATGCACCGACGCGGACATCGCGGGCAAGTTTCTCATGGTCCACGTTCAGCCTGATGATGACAGCCCGTTGGATCGCAACCGTCTGGCCGAATTTTACAGCCGGTTCGGTTTCGCGCCGATCCAAGCCGAACCGCTCTTGATGGTGCGCCCCTGCATTGGGAGGCCGTGCAAGTGACGTGGATTGCGCTCGTGATCGAAGGCCATGATTGGCGTGAGCGCGTGATCTATCACGGCGCAGACCAGCGACACCGCATTGAGCGCCTGCCCGAGCAACTTGAGTGCTTCACTTGCGGCGCGGTCAAAGCGGTCGGTGAAACGATTGAGGCTTGCCAAACCCTATACGCCAGAAAGCTTGCAGCATGACTGACGCCGAAATTATCGCCGAAGCCCGCGAACGCCTCGAGCTTTGCATCAACGCGGATGACGGTGACCGCTCGCTTGCCTTGGAGGACTTGAAGTTCAAGAAAGGCGACCAGTGGGACGAACAGTCAGTGCGCCAGCGCGAACTGGACAGCCGCCCGTGCCTGACGATCAACAACATCCCGGCGATTATCCACCAGGTTGTCAACGATGTTCGCCAGAATGAGCAGTCAATCCATGTGCATCCGGTTGGCGACGGCGCGGATGAAGAGGTTGCGGAGGTCATCGAAGGGCTGATCCGGCACATCGAATACGATAGCTGTGCAGACACGGCATATGACACGGCGCTTGATAGCGCGGCGAGCATCGGCTTCGGCTTTTTCCGGTTGGTGACCGAGTATTGCAACGACACCTCGTTTGAGCAGGAGATGAAGATCAAGCGGGTGCGCAACCCGTTCACGATCTACCTCGATCCGTCGAGCCAGGAACCGGATGGCAGCGATGCGGAGTTTGGTTTTGTCACCTCCAAAGAGCCCAAGAAGGAATTCGAACGGCTGTATCCGAACAAAGACCCGTCATACGATTACATTGCCAAGGGCACTGGCGACGATGAAAATTGGCTGGGCGAGGATTTTGTCCGCATCTGCGAGTATTATCGCTTTGAGTACGAAACCGCCACGCTGGTTGAGTTTTCGGACGGTCTGGGCCGCGTCAAAGGCAAATTCACGGTGCAGGACATCCCGCCCGGCGTAGCGCCTACGGGCCGCACTCGGCAAACCACGCTGCGCAAGGTGATGTGGTACAAACTGACCGCACGTGAAGTGCTGGAAAAGGCCGAAGTGCCGTTCAAGTGGATTCCGCTGTTCCCGGTCTACGGCGACGAGATCGACCTTGACGGCAAGGTCACGCGGTTTGGCATCATTCGCAACGCCAAAGACCCGAAGAAGATGGAAAACTACTGGATGACGGCAGCGACCGAGGAGATCGCGCTGCGCACCAAAGTTCCGTACATTGGCGCAATGGGCCAATTCGAAGGGGTCGAGGACGATTGGCAGTCGGCCAACGTCAAGTCGTTCAGCTATCTGGAATACAACCCGGTCACGATTGACGGGACGCAGGCGCCGCCGCCGCAAAGGCAACCTCCGGCAGACGTACCGAGCGGGTTTATCGCCATGGCCGGCATGATGCGTGACAGCGTGAAGGCTGTGACGGGCATTTACGATGCTTCTCTTGGCAATCGCTCCAACGAAACCAGCGGCATTGCGATCCGCGCTCGCCAGCACCAGGGCGATGTTGGCAACTATCACTATAGCGGCAACCTTGCGCGGACGATCCGGCACCTTGGCCGCGTCATCATCAGCGGCATCCCGTATGTATACGATACGCAGCGGGTTTTGCGGGCGATGGGCAAAGACGGGCAGGCGTCTCAGGTCGAGATCAACAAGCCCGAAGAAGGCGTGGACGAGTACGGCAACGCTGTGCAGCGCGTGCTGAACGATTTGACCATTGGCGAGTACGGCGTGGTGGTGTCCTCCGGGCCTGCCTACAACACGCTCAAGCAGGAAGCTGCCGAAAGCATGGTCCAGATGTCGCAATCTTGGCCCAAGCTCATGGAAGTGGCGGGCGACAAGGTTGTGCGCGCGATGGATTGGCCGGGCGCCGATGACATTGCCGACCGGATTGCCAAGACGTTGCCGCCAGGGCTCGCTGACGAGGACAAGAAGCAAAAGGATGCACCGCCGATGGTGCAGACGCCGAACGGTCCTATTCCGCTTGATCAGGCGGGCCAGATGATCGGGCAGATGGACGAAGCCTTGTCGCGGATGAACGACGAGCTTGAAAAGCACGAAGCAGGCATTCGCAAAGCGGAGATCGCGGCGGCGGCATCTATTGAGGTTGCGCGGATCAATGCCGAAGCCAAGGGCGACAACGCCGAACTGAGCGCGTTTGCCAAGCTGCTCATGATGCGCGCCCAGCCCGAGATTGACCACAGCGCAGCCGTACAGGCCGCAGCCGATCCGATGCACCCCAATGCGCCCGCGCCTATCGCACAGGGCCTAGAGCAGGCCCCAGCGGACGCACAGGCGATGGAACAGCAGCAAGCGATGCAACCGGACCCCGCGTCCGCCCCCGAAGGAGCCGAAGCATGAGCGAAGAAACCATCATTGACGCCGCGCCGGTCGAGACGCCCGCAATTCCGCGTGATGAGCAGGGCCGCTTTGCCGAAGCTCCACAGGTCGAAACCGAGGCCGTGGAACCGGAAGCGGAAAGCGAAGAAACCGAACAGCCCGAGGACTTGCAAGAACACAAGCCGCGTGGTAAGACGGCGCAGGATCGCATCAACGATCTAACTCGTGCGCGTCGGGAAGCCGAACGTGAACGCGATTTTTACAAAGGGCTCGTCACCCAACCGACGCCAGCTTCGCCCGTCGAGGGCGCGCCGAAGCCAACAGCCGACAGCTTTGATACCTACGATGAGTATGTTGAGGCTCTGACCGATTGGAAAGTCGAGCAGACGATCAGCAAGCAGTCATCGGCCAAAGCGCAGCAGACGACCGAAATGGTACGTGCCGCGTCATGGGATGCAAAGCTGGCAGAGGCGGTGTCAACAATTCCCGACTTCGCAGAGGTGGTCGGTTCGTCTGAGATACGGCTCGCAAAGCACGTTGAGGACGCCATGGTTGACAGCGATCTAGGTGGCCATTTGGCTTATCACTTCGCGCAACATCCCGAGCTTGTCGAGCGGCTGAACACACTCAGCCCGGTCAAGGCAGCTTTGGAGATGGGGCGGCTCGAAGTGGCACTATCGACGCCCGTTGCCAAACCGACGACCAAGGCACCGGCTCCAGTTAGCCCGATCCGCACGGCACCAGCACGGCAATCGGATTTGGCGAATGTTTCGATGGACGATTACATCGCACTTCGCCGCAAACAAGGGGCTGCGTTCTAAGGTCATCACGAAATTGCCCACGCTGTGAAGCGTCGGCTTTCCCATAGATGGACTTTTTACCATGTCGAACACGCTCGTTACTTGCTCGATCATTGCCAAGGAGGCGCTTGCCGTCTTGGAAAACCAGCTCCAGTTTGCCTCAGTCGTCAACCGCGATTGGGACCAGGAGTTCACCTCCAATCAGTCGCGCGGTTATTCGCCGGGCGCCACGATCAACATCAAGCGCCCGCCCCGGTACAACTACCGCGCTGGCCGCGTTGCTGTGCCGCAGGCGACTGTTGAAACGACTGTCCCGCTGACCCTTTCGCAGGGTGGTACGGACCTGAACTTCACTGGTCAGGAGCGCACCCTCTCGATCCAGCAGATGAGCCAGAAGCTTCAGGCTGCGATGGCGACGGTTGCCAACGAAATTGACCGTCAGGGCCTTGATATGGCCCGCCTCAACACCTTCAACACCATTGGCACCCCCGGCACGCTGCCCAACACGCAGGCCCTTGCTATCGCGGCAATGACCGGCGTCAATCAGCGTCTGGACGAAATGGGCGCTCCGGTGAAGGACGGTGGGCGCTCGCTGATCATGAACCCGGCGTTCAACGCTTCCATGGTTCAGGGCATGGCCGGTCTGTTCAACAACACCGACAAGGTGGGCAAGCAGTTCTCCACCGGGCGGTTGCAGAACAGCTTTGGCCTTGACGTGGGTATGGATCAGAACGTTGCGATCCACACCAACGGCACGGCTGTGGTTGCCACCAACACCGTGAACGGCGCGGGCCAGACGGGTTCGACGATCACCGTCAACGCGCTCAACGGCACGATCACGCGCGGCACCAAGATCACGTTCGCGGGTGTGAACGCGGTCAACCCGCAGTCGCGCGCTTCGACCGGCACCCTGGCGCAGTTCGTGGTGACTGCGGATGCGGCTAACGGCGCAACTTCGATCTCGATCAGCCCGGCGCTTACCCCGACCGGCGCGTTCCAGAACGTGACCGCCTCGCCTGCCAACTCGGCCACCATCACGATCTTCGGCACCGCATCGGGTTCGTACAACACCAACGTTGGCTTCCACCGCGATGCCTACACGCTGGCGATGGTCCCGATGTACGCGCCGCCTTCGGGCCGGGGTGTGATCGACGTGGCGCAGGAATCCTACAAGGGCATGAACTTGAAGGTGACCGAGTTCTATGACGGCGTGAATGACAACTACATCATGCGTCTAGACGTGCTGTTCGGGTGGGCTGCGACCTATCCTGAACTGGCGTGCATTTACGCAACCTGACGCGGCGACGGGCGGGCTTCGGCTCGCCCTCGTTGTTTGCTCATTCAAGGATTTTTCAAAATGGCTGTTTCTCTCATTCGTTCGTATCAGGGCTATGCTGCAAGCACGGTCCAGGTTTTTGATGCCGTCACCGAAGCGGCGCTGATTGCGCAGGGCATCGCCACGGCTGCAACGGGTTATCCGGTGCAGTCCAACGCTCTCCTGCTCGACAGCCCGATCATGTCGATCACGCAGGGCGGCAACGTGACCTATCAGCCTTCGGGTGCTGGTGTTGCGGTTCCGACCACGCCGCAGGGTCCGCGCATTCTGCCCAACACCAACATTCAGGCGTTTGCTTCGGCGGGCACCAACACCACGATGGTTGCGGGCACGCTGTACCGTTCGGAGATTTTCGTTCCCTTCCTCGCAACGTGGACGGGCATCGGCATTCTGAACGGCACCACGGCGGGCACTGATAACGGACTTGTCGCGCTCTATGACAGCAACGGCGTGCTTATCACCAACTCGGCTGTTGCGGGCGCGCTTTCGTCTGGTGCCAACGCGTTCCAGAACCGCGCATTCCTGAACACCGTGACCCTGACGCCGGGCCGGTACTTCATCGCGTATCAGCAGAACGGCACCACCGCCACGATCCGCACCCATGCGGCGGCGAACGGCGGCAACCAGATGACCAGCAGCGCAACTGGCACGTTCGGCACGGTTCCGGCCAGCTTCACCGCTCCGACCACGTTCACTGCGGACGTAGGCCCGATTGGTTGGCTGTATCAGTGAGTAGGCTAGGGGCGGCTTTAGGGCCGCCCCGACACCCTTGGAGGGCGGTATGTTCCAAGAATATCCCAAATGGCTCTACGACGGTCTGGAAGGCATTCTGATCGCGGACGCCGAGGAAGAAGCCGCGCTGGGCGAAGGCTACAGCTCGTTCCCTGTTGAGCCTGTGGAGGCGGCAGAAGCGCCGCGCCGTGGCCGTCCTCGCAAGGTAGTGGAAGCATGAACAAGCGCATTTTCCTTGCAGCTTTGGGGCTGCTTGCCACCAGCGCGGCTGCGCAAACGGTGCCATCGTACACTTACCCGGCAGCAGGCACACCGCCCGTCGTCCCGCTTCAGTGTGACGATAGCTACGCGAACTGCTTGCCGATCACGACAACCAATCCGACCCGGTTTGCGGGAACAATTGCTTCTGGCGCGGCGGATAGCGGTAATCCGATCAAGATCGGCGGACGTTACAACGTCACGCAGCCTACGCTGACTGACGGCCAGCGCGGCGATGCGCAGCTTGATACGCGAAGCAATCTCAGCGTGTTCATTTCTGGCAAAGGCAGCACGAGCGGCGCGGCGGTTTCCAGCGTGACTGCGGACGGCGCGGGTGCAAACGCTGGTCTTGCAACTTGGTCGCAAGGCGCGCTGTACAATGGCACCACCTGGGACCGTATGCGCGGCGATGCCAACGGTGTGGTGGTGCAGCCGGGGCTGTCGGCAACGTTCTGGAGCTACACCAGCGGCGTTTCGCCGATCCTTTCCAACACCACCACGGCGGTGACGATCAAGGCGGCGGCTGGGGCTGCGGTGCGCAACTACATTGATAGCTGCCAGATTACCACGACTGCGTTCACCACGAGCGTGCCATTGGCTCTCAGGGACGGCGCGGGCGGCACAGTCAAGTGGGCGCTTACTGTTCCGACAACCGGGTTCTTGCAGCCCGTGGTTGTTACGTTCAGTCCGCCGCTTCAAGGCACCGCCAACACGCTTTGGGAGATTGTGACCACCACGGCCAACACCGTTGGCACCGTCACGGCCAACTGCTCCGGGCACACGGGCGCCTGATATGCCTAGTCCCGTCACCGTCCTGACCATCGTCACCACCGCCATGCGCAAGATCAATGCGCTGGCGGTCGGTGAAACCCCTACGGCTGCGGAATTGGCGGACGGCATTCAGGCACTGAACGATGTGCTTGAGACGTGGAATATCGAGAACCTGTCAATCTACGGATCGACCCCGACCACCTATGCGACGGTTGCGGGCCAGAACACTTACACGATGGGGCCGGGCGGGAACTGGGATGGCATCCGCCCGACCGCAATCCATGCGGCCTATTGCAGCGTCAACGGCGTCGATTTTCCGGTAAGCGAATGGACGCTTGAGGAGTGGATGGGGCAACCGCTCAAGACGGTGCAGCAGCAGATCACCGAGCGCTACGTGTACGTCAATGACGCGCCGCTTGGCCGGATCATCCTGTGGCCTACCCCGCTCTATGCCACCACGTTCACGGTGAATTACAACCAGCAGCTTACTCAGGTGACGGGCGGCACGGACGTGCTGAACCTTGCACCAGGCTATGCCCGCGCGCTCCAATACGCGGTCGCGGTCGAGCTACAGGCGGAATACGGCGGGCCGGATGTGTCGGCCTATGCGCGGGCAACCAAGGCAACGATCAAGCGCGCCAACCGCAACACACCGGTTTCGGGCTTTGACAGCTTGCTTGTCGGGGGCGGTCGGGTGGTCCCGGCGCGTGGGTATTAATGACTGCCTTTCCGTTCCTCGGCGGCTCGTTCAACGGGCGCTCGCCATCGTTTGACGCACAGCGGACGTTCAACCTGTACCCTGAAATGGGGGAAAGCGGTTCATCGCGCTCGCCTGTTGCGTTGATCGGCACGCCGGGCCTTGCGCTGTGGACCACGCTGACGGGCGGCGGCATTCGCGGCATGATCCGGTTCAACGCCACCACGTCAATCATCGTCGCCGGTAGCAGCGTCTGGAAGGTAACCAGCGGCAAAACCGCAACGTTGCTGGGATATATCACTTACGGCACCGCACCCGTCAGCATGGCATCGAACGGGACGCTTGTGATGCTGGTGACAGGCAGCACAGACGGCTATTTCATTGACCCTGCGGCGGGCACGGTCACAGTGATCGCGGACCCCGATTTTCTCGGCGGCGGGCGCGTTGACTATATCGACGGCTATTTCATTTGGAATGTGCCCGGCACAGGCAAATTTCAGATCACACAGCTTTACGGACCCGGGATTGACGGGCTGGACTTTGCTTCGGCAGAAGGCGCGCCTGACAATCTGGTATCGCTCTTGGTCAATCACCGCGAGATTTGGCTGTTCGGCGAAAATTCGACCGAGGTCTGGTATGATAGCGGCGGGCCGGATTTTCCGATGCAGCGCATCCAAGGCGCGTTCATTGAAAGCGGCTGCGCCGCGACAAACAGCGTTGCCAAGATGGACAACACGGTGTTCTGGCTGTCCACCGACGACCGGGGCTTTGGCATTGTGCAACGCGCGGCGGGGTACACTCCGCAGCGGGTGTCAAACCATGCATTTGAGACTGCTGTGGGCTCCTACAGCACAATCTCGGACGCGGTGGCCTACACCTACCAGCAGGAAGGCCACAGCTTCTACGTGGTCACGTTCCCGACCGCAGGGGCCACATGGTGTTTTGATGCATCCAACGGGCTTTGGCACGAACGGGGCTATCGTGAGGCCGATGGCGCGCTGACCCGGCACCGTTCCAACTGCCAGATGAACTTTGCGGGCGAAACGCTGGTGGGGGATTGGGAAAACGGCAACGTTTACGCGCTCGATCTCAACACGTTCACCGACAACGGGGACGCAATTGAGCGGTTCCGCATTTGCCCGCACATCACCAATGACGGCAAATATTCGTTCTATCAGGCGCTTGAACTGTTCATGCAAACCGGCGTCGGGCTTCAAACCGGCCAAGGTGTTGACCCGCAAGCGATGCTGCAATGGTCGGATGACGGCGGCTATACGTGGTCCAACGAGCAATGGGCCGACATTGGCGCGGTCGGTGAATACGAGACCCGTGTGCGCTGGCGCCGCTTGGGCAAGTCAAGGGACCGGCTGTTCAAGGTGGCGATCAGCGATCCGATCAGGGTGGTATTCACCGGGGCATCGCTTGAAATGATCGGGGGCAAGGCATGACTGCGATATTCATCGCGCCGCGCGTGCCAATGGTGGACCCGGCAACGGGTATTCCCACGCCGATTTGGTATCGGGCGCTGACGGATTTGTTCCGCACCTATGGCGACGGCGGTGTTTCGGATACTGAGGCGTTCCTCTTGTATCCGAACAGCGAAAGTGATAGTCTGACTGCACTGCTCAATCAGGGAGGAGGTGATCTCTTACCTGTTGCGGGTGTGGCAGTGCCCGCCGATGACAATCTTTCGCCCGTGTCTGTTCAGACCGTGAGCGCCCCTGACGATCTAGCCCCTGTCCCTGACTTTGCGGGCATGATCGCAAATCTCCAAGCTCAGATTGATGACTTGCGGAAGGGCACGTTCTCGTGACTGTAGTTGCAAAAGCACTGGTTGACCCGCTCCAGCTTACGACTTCGGACGTGACGCAATACACGGCTGCGGGCAGCACGCGTGCCATCATCGACAAGATGACGGTGACCAACACGACCGGCGCGGCGGCGACTTTGACCGTGAACCTGGTCAAGGCTGCGGGCGCGGTGTCTGCGTCGAACACGATCATCAGCGCGCAATCGGTGGCGGCGGGAACGTCCTATGTCTGTCCCGAGGTGGTTGGGCATATCCTGAACCCCGGCGACTTCATTTCGGCCAAGGCTGGCACGGCGTCGGCGCTGACGTTCCGTGTTTCCGGGCGCGAGGTGAGCTGATGCTGCCTGATATTGCTTCCCCTTCCCTTCCGGCCATTGACCGGGTGCGCGCGATGGAAGCGGCGCTTTGGGCTGCGCCTGAGCATCACATTGAGATTGTGCCGGTGCATCGCTTTGCGCACGGGCTTTACGTGCGTGAGGTATCGCTGCCTGCGGGGTGCATCGCAGTGGGCCATATGCACGCGCAAGAGCATGTGACAATCATCTCCAAGGGCCGGTTGCAGATCGTGACGGAGGACGGCGTTAGTGAGGTCACTGCCCCCGCAACGTTTGTTGTGCCTGCTGGCCGCAAAAACTGCGTGCATGTGCTTGAGGACGCGGTGTGGACGACGATCCATGCGTGCGAGGCCAAGACGGCGGATGAAGCCGAGGCGCTGTTGATCCTGCCCGACGAGGAGGCTGTAAAATGGCTTTCATAGCAGTTGCGGCTGGCGTTGGGGCCATTGGTTCAATTGTTGGCGGCGCCTTGTCCGCTGGTGCGCAAAAGGACGCTGCACGTCAACAGGCGCAACTTGGCCGTGATCAGATTGCGGAAACCGCGCGCCAGTACAATCAGAGCCGCGCCGATCTCGCGCCGTATCGTGACGCGGGTTATACGTCACTGAAGGACTTGGTTGCGGGCACACGTCCCGGCGGGCAGTTTGACAAGGTTTTCACCAACGCCGATTTTGTCAAAGACCCTGGCTATCAGTTCCGCATGGATGAAGGCTCGCGAGGGGTCGAGGCTTCGGCTGCGGCTCGCGGCGGTGCTTTGTCGGGCGGCGCTTTGAAGGCGCTGGCACGGTATCAGCAGGGCTATGCATCCAACGAGTTCGGCGCGGCCTATGATCGGTTCAACAACAACCTGACGGGCCGGTACAACCGCTTGGCTGGATTGGCCGGCACGGGGCAGACTGCGACGAATAGCGGCATTGCAGCGGGTCAGGCGATGCAGACCGCCTATGCCAACGCGCGGGGTCAGATCAGTGACGCCATCGGTTCGGCGGGCAATGCCACGGCGTCAATGTACGCGGGGATCGGCAACACCATCGGGCAGACGGCAAACAATCTAGGCACTTATTTCGCCAACCGGCCAACGGTCTATCAGCGGCTGAACAACAGCGCCTCACAGACGATCAATGACCCCGCCAACTCGGGGATTTTCTGATGGCCCAGCTTGACAGCAACATCGTCCTGAAGGCGTTTGCAACCCCGCAACTCGACATTGTGGGCACGATGCGCGATGCCGAGGATCGCAGGCGGCAGGACGCGGCGTATGCCCAGCAGCAACGTGCCCAAGCGCAAGCGGCGCAAGATCAGGCGGCGGAGCGCGGGGTAATCCAGCAATACGGCACTGACCCCATGGCGGCGCGCAACTCGGCATTCCAAACGGGTAATGCGGGATTGGTCGCTAAACTTGACAGCATGGACGACGCAGGCAGAAAGCGCACAATTGATATTGCGCGCAGCACAGCGCCGCTGGTGATGTCGCTTGCCAAGGTTCCGGCTGAACAGACCCCGCAGGCCATGCAAGCGCTTGCTCCCGAATTGCAGGCTCGTGGCTGGTCGCCGGAACACATTGCCGAAGTGGCACAACAGCTTTCCGACCCTGCGCAGCGCGATGCAGCCTTTGCGCAGATCATGTCGAGTGCGCAGACGATTGAGGAATACGCGGCCTCGCGCAAGCCGGTGCTTGTTGGAGAGGGCCAGCAAATGCGGCTTCCTGATGGCACATTGATTGCCGAGGGTGCCCCAAAGTTCCATGCCGTCACAACGCCTGCCGGGGGCACCACAACGATCTTTGGCGCGCCGGGCGGGCAGGGTGCGCCCTCATCCCCCATTGGCCCGCAAATTGAAAGCACGGTGTCCAGTTTTGTGCCGGGCGTCACGGTAACATCGCGTCAACGCAGCGCGGCGCACAATGCGGAAGTCGGCGGCGTTTCTGACAGCTATCACATAAGCGATAATGCACGCGACTTTGTGCCGCCGAAAGGCATGAGCATGAGTGCGCTTGCCAGTGCGGTTCGCGCCAAGATGCTTGGTTTTGATGTGATCAACGAAGGCGACCATGTGCACGTTGAGCCCAGCCCTGGCATGGGGCGGCGCACTGGCGGCACGTTGACGATCAAGGGCCAGCCTAAGCCCGTCAGCGCGATTCCGGGCGGCCCTGACGGCGAAGGCGCAAAAGCGCTTGCGGGCAGGGGCTATCGCTACAAACCGGACGGCACGCTTGAACCGATCCCTGGCGGCCCTGCCGACTTGGGCGACATAGAAATTCCGCCGCCCAAAGAGATCGCAAAGCGCAACGCAGCTTATCCGAAAGTTGCGGGTTCATATCGAGCGGCCACGTTCGACATTGACGCGCAAATCAAGGATTTGGAAAAGCTTAAAACGCACCCCGGCCTAGACAACATCGTTGGGGCTTTTGACGGGCGCCTGCCTGCGGTTCTGCCCAATTCGGCGGCGGCGTCGGCATTGCTCAAAAAGATTCTGGCACGCGGGCAGTTTCGTGCGCTTCAGGATATGCGCAACAATTCGCCGACCGGCGGCGCGCTCGGCAATGTCTCGGACAGCGAAAACAAGACGCTGCGCCAGAGTGTGGCCGCGTTGGATCAGACGCAGGATGAAACTGCGTTTCGAGCCGCCATTGACCAGTACATTGACGATCTTCGTCACACGAAAAACAACCTGACGCAGACGTTTGAGGACACTTACGCTTACCGCAAGCAAAGCAGCGCTCCTGCGTCATCCAATGGCTGGGGCAAAGCGCAGGTGGTCCGCTAATGCCTACCTACGCCATCAAAGCGCCCAACGGCAAAACGTACCATATTGACGGGCCTGCGGGTGCGACGGATGAACAGGTGCGCGCCGAGGTGATGCGCCAGTTTCCGGACGCCGATCCGTATCAGGGCCGGGCCGAAAGCGATATTGTTGGTGAGTTACACCCTGCTCCCCCGCAAAAGAGCGGCACCGCGCTTGGTGATTTTGTCGGCGGCGTTTTGAAGCCTATTGACAACATGACTTCGGCGGCAATGAACATCCCCGGCGCGAAATACCTTGATCAGCTTGGGCAAGCTGTTGGCCTACCCTCGGCGCAACAAGCTGTTTTCAGCAATGACCGCCTCCGCAAGAACAACACAGGCTCTGGTCTCCAGACGCTGGGTAGCATCGTGGGCACATTGCCGACATTAGTAGTGCCTGGCGGACCATTGGCGCAAGGCGCGGTTTCCGGCGCCCTACTCTCTGATGCCAAAGACCCTTACGATGTTGGTTGGGATGCGGCACTAGGGGCGGCGGGCTCAAAGATAGCAGGAGCTGCGGTAAATGGCCTTGCGTGGGCGGCAAAACCTGTGGTTTCCAAAACCGCGCAAGTTCTTCACGATGCGGGGATTGATCTTACGCTTGGTCAAATGGCGCGCGGGAGTAAATCGCTCGGGTCGCAGATGATCGCGGGCATTGAGGATCGCGCGGCGGGATTGCCGCTTATCGGTGACGTTGTGAAAGCTGCGAGGGCTCGCGGAACGGAGCAGCTTAACAAAAAGCTGGCCGGTGATGCTTTGGCGCAGATCGGGGAGAAACTGCCCACAAAGATCAGTGCCGGGCACGAACTTGTTGATCTTGTGCAAGACAAATTGTCGGAAAAATATCAACAGGTCGTTCCCAACCTTGTTGGCCGTATTGACCAGCAGTTTGGGCAGGATTTGGCGGCGGCAAAGGCGGTCACCAACACTTTGCCGCGCGACAAGCAGCGGCAGTTTAAAGCCATTCTGGATGATGTATTTACCAACCGGATGGACCCCGGCGGGCGCTCTATTTCGGGGCAGGCTCTAAAGGACGCAGAAAGCCGTCTGGGCAAGCTTGCAAGGGATTATGGCAAGTCCACTGATACAGACCAGCGCATTCTTAGCGAAGCGATCACCGAGGCGCAGCGGGCTTTACGGTCCATGGCAGCACGCAGCGATAAAAGCGGTGTCATCCTTCAAAATATCAACAAGGGTTATGCCAAGTTTAAGCTAATTCAAGCAGCGGCCAATCTGGATAATGTCGTTTATCCCAATTCACTTTTGCGCCAAGCCAACAAGACCGGGTTTAACCAAGAACTTGCGCGTGCGGCATTTGAGATGTTGCCGAACAAGATTCCTGACAGCGGCACGGCAGGCCGGGTAATGGCAGGCCAAATGCTTCTTGGCGGCGGCGGCGGTGCTGCGCTGGGGGCGTTTTCGACCCCGACAGCGGCTGTTCCTTTGGCGGCGTCTGCCCTTTACACCAAGCCGGGCATGACTGCGCTCAACAAGTTCGTGTTTCGCAATACGGGCGCAGGATCAGCGGCGGCGGCGAAAGCGATTAAGAAGGCGGCCAAACTTGCGCCCGTAGTTATACCCCCACTCCTCCGAGCGCGCTGACAATGTGCGCCGAAACCATCTCCAACCCATCGCGATCAACGTGTTCGCGCCAGCCACAAGCATGATCGTCTGACCATCTGCCATTTGAAACCCCATCGTTGCGATAACGAAGGACCATAACATGACCTTGCCCTTGATGCCAAACCCACGGCAGCAATTCTTCGGCTCTGACGGCAAGCCCCTGGCCGGGGGCAAG